TTTAATTAACGGACTACCCATTAAAAAGGCATGATACCAGTTGAAGGACATAAAAACCTGTTTCGTGATCCAGAAACGGGTGCGATTTTAAATAATGATTCAAAAGGATATGCTCAGTACAACACTAAAAAAACTAGAAGTGCTGATCAGAAGGCAGAACTTGATGAGATGAAAAAAGATATTGATGAGATCAAATCTTTATTGCAACAGTTAGTTAATCATAAAACATAAATAATAGATAGATTCTTGAATTGCTTACATAAATGGCAGACATTAAGGTCAGAGTAGGGCAACAAAATGCCGTAAAAGTCATTTCTTCACTTGCTGGAGCCCAAGGACTCTCCTTAGCTGAACTCAGCGATGTTAATGCTACGAATTTACTTAATGGAATGGTCTTGGTTTATAATGGAACAACACAAAAATGGGACGCAACGTTAACTTTAACGCCTGGTACATCACAGAATTTGGACATCAACGGGGGAAATTTCTAAATGGCTAGCATTATCAGGATCAAACGATCCTCTGGTACTAATAAACCTGCCAGCCTAAATTGGGGTGAAATGGGTTATGTAACTGGCATCGGCAGTTACGGTGGTACTAATCAATATAAAGATAGAATATTTGTCGGTGATGACGGTAGTAATGTTTTCCCAATTGGTGGACATTATTATACCTCTATGATGGAGCACTCACCAGGTGCTATTAATGGTGTACAAAACACAAGAAACACTGACGGTGGTATAGTCGCTGTTCTTGATAACAATAGAAAAGTTGATCAGTGGAATGTAGATAATCTTAGGATGGATGGTAATGTAATATCATCTACAGATACTGATGGAGATATTATATTTGATCCAAATGGAACAGGTGAAGTTAATATTGTTGATGATACTTTCTTATCATTTGGTACAGATCAGGATGTTAAGTTTGAGTATGATGAGGACGGTACTGATAGATTATTAATCTCTGGTAAAGAGGTTATGTTCAACACCCCGTTGAATGTATCTACTCATTCTACTTTCGGTAAACTTAAGTTAGAAGAAAATGTACTTTCTACTGTAAGTGGTGCTGGTGATAAACTGTTTATTGATCCATTCCCCGATGGATTGAGTAATCAGGGTGATGTTATTATTAAAGGTAACTTACAAGTTGATGGTACAACAACTGCTGTTAACTCAACTAATGTAACAGTTAATGACCCAATATTCACAATTGGTGATGTTACTAGTGAAAGAACGGTTATGCAATCCGTTGCTATTGGTATCAATACAATTAGTCTTGATTCTGTTGTTGGTATTAATACTGGTGATATTGTAAGTGGACACGCTTCACTTCCAAATAGCGGTTTAACTACAGTTACTAATTATGATACTAATGCAAAGATGATTACCATTCAAGGTAATACTAGTGCTGGTATAACAACCACATCATCTTTAACAATTACACACGCTTTTGATACTAATACTGATCGTGGTATTGCATTTAATTACAATATTGGTGTTGGTACTGCAAATAGTAAAACAGGTTATTTTGGTTATGTAGATACAGAGTCAAATCCAGACAGCAGTGCTGTTTCTAGATCTTGGACTTATGTTCCAGATGCTTCAGTAGCTGGTAATACTGTAACAGGAACAAGAGGATACTTAGATATTAAAGGTATCTATTATCAAACTGCCGATTACAACACACACGGTGCAGTATACTTTGATGAGAATGGATTACAGACTTCAACTAATAATCCAGCATCTCCGATAATTACATCTAAGCAGATATTAACTGCTGTTACCAAAAATACACTGCCATTACCTAGTAATGTAACAGTTGCTGTTGGTGATATTGTAAGACAAGATACTAGTGGTGCTTATGGTATAGTCGAATCTGCAGTAAACAATGGTAATTCCATTGATCTAATTGGTGTTGAGGGAACATTTACTAATACTTACAATATTAGAAAAGAAGGTGCTAATGGTTCTATTGAAAATCTTGCTGTAATACCAGCTTCAGTTTCTATCATATATACTAATAAACCTCATTGGTCTTCAACCCTTGATGGTGGAACTTTCTAATTCTAATACAATGCAACAAAATAATGGCGATGTTGATGTCAACGTCCTTGTGAGTTTATATAATCAAAAACTTGCACAATCATCAAATCAAGTAATACTTCTTGAAGCGAAATTGCAAACATTGAAAAAAGATTTTGAGGAAGAGGAAAGAAATCTTCAACAAGAAGTTATTTCCTTACAAGAAGAATTATTGAAATTAAAAAAGACCAAGAAAACTGATAGTTAAGAGATGGCAAAACCAGCAAGTAGAACACAATTAGTTGATTACTGTTTAAGGAAGCTGGGTGCTCCTGTATTGGAGATTAACCTTGATGATGATCAAATAGATGATTTAGTTGATGATTCTATTCAACTCTTCAATGAACGCCATTTTGATGGTGTTGAGAGGATGTTTCTTAAGTATAAGATTACTCAAGATGACATTGATAGGGGATCTGCAAAAAATACTGATGGTGTAGGAATTGTAACTACTACTGCAACTGCAACAGCAGTTCCTGGTATTGGAACAACAATAACAAGTAATTGGTATGAGACTTCTAATTTCTTACAAGTTCCAGATTCTGTAGTTGGTATAGAAAAAATATTTAAGTTTGATACTAGTACTATATCAGGTGGAATGTTTAGTATTAAATATCAATTATTTTTAAATGATCTTTATAACTTTAATTCAGTAGAATTACTTCAGTATGCAATGACTAAATCATATCTTGAAGATATTGATTTTTTACTTACAACTGATAAGCAAGTAAGATTTAATAAGAGACAAGATAGATTATATTTGGATATTGATTGGGGTTCTGAATCTGTAGATAATTGGATTGTTCTTGATTGTTATAGGGCATTAGATCCAACATCATTCACTCAAGTTTATAATGATCCCTTTCTTAAATTGTATCTCACTGCTCTCATGAAGAGACAATGGGGACAGAATTTAATTAAATTCCGTGGAGTTAAGTTACCTGGTGGTATAGAACTTAATGGTAGAGAAATTTTTGATGATGCTGAAAGGGAAATAGAGGGACTCAGATCAAGAATGTCTTCAGAATACGAATTACCACCGTATGATTTTATTGGGTGATAAGATATGGCACTCAATCCGTTTTTTCTACAAGGAACATCTTCAGAGCAGAGATTAGCTCAAGATTTAATAAACGAACATCTAAAAATTTATGGTGTTGAAATAACATACATTCCACGAAAGTTTGTAGGTAATGATAATATTTTTAATGAGATACAATCATCTAAATTTGATGATAACTTTGCCATAGAAGCATATGTTAATAACTATGAAGGATATGGTGGAGCAGGGGATGTTCTAACAAAATTTGGAATGAGTTTAAAGGATGAAGTAATCCTTACTATTTCCAAGGAAAGGTATGAAGATTTTATATCACCATTTCTTTCTGCTAATGATGATGGAACAGATACTAGTGAAGTAACATTATCAACTAGACCAAGAGAAGGAGATCTTGTTTATTTTCCACTAGGTCAAAGATTATTTGAAGTCAAGTTTGTAGAGCATGAAGATCCATTCTATCAGTTGGGAAAGAATTATGTCTTTCAATTAAAATGTGAACTCTTTGAATATGAGGATGAAGTTATTGATACTTCTATCGATGCAATCGATACTCAAGTTCAGGATGAAGGATATATTAGTACACTTAATTTGATAGGTGTTGGAAGAACAGCAACAGCACAAGTAACAATAGGTACTGGATATGTTAGAGAAATATTCCTGAATAATGATGGATATAACTATACATCTCCACCAGTAATTACATTTACACCATCACCTGCAGGAGATGATGCAAAAGGTGTTGGTATTTTAACTACTGTAGGAAATATTACATCAATTAAAGAAATATTGATGACAAACTCTGGTGCTGGTTATACAACTGAACCTACAATTACTATTTCAGGTGGTGGTGGAGCAGGTGCAGCAGCTACTTGTTCTATTGAGACTGTTTATGATGGTGTAATTAGATTTACTATGATTGATGGTGGAGTCGGATATAGTACAGTACCTACGGTATCAGTTACTCAACCAGGTGCAGGAACCACTGCAATTGGAATTGCATCTATAGGATATGCAGGTGATAGTCAAGTTGTTAAGAGTGTTTATGTAAGTAATCCTGGTCGTGGATATGCATCAGTACCAACTGTATCCATTGCACCACCACCATCTATGTCTGGTATTGGTACATTCCAATTTAATGAAATTGTTCAAGGATCTAGATCACAAGCACAAGCAAGAGTTAAGAATTGGGATGCAGATACTAATATATTATTAGTAAGTAATGTTGGAATTGGATCTACTATTTCTGGATTCTTTAGGGGTGAAAGTATTATGGGTCTAGAATCTGGAGCATCTTATAGTTTGGGATCATATAATTCAGATGATGCTAATGATAAATATAGTGATGGTGATGAGTTTGAAAGTTTTGGTGACGATATTTTAGACTTTACTGAATCAAATCCCTTTGGTACTTACTGATGTTAGGAACATATTTTTATCACGAAATAATAAGAAAAACCGTTGTTGCTTTTGGAACACTTTTTAATGATGTCTATGTTAGGCATCATGATTCTGCAGGTAAGGATATTTCAGAAATGAAGGTTCCTATTTCATATGGACCAAGACAAAAGTTTTTAGCAAGAATTCAACAACAACCAGAATTAAATAAAGCAACTCAGATCACATTACCTAGAATGTCATTTGAGATGAATAGTATTCAATATGATCCTTCAAGAAAGTCTGGAATAGCACAGACATTTAAGGCAAAAGAAGATGGCAAGATTAAAAAAGTTTTTATGCCTGTTCCTTATAACTTAGGATTTGAATTAAATATTCTTACTAAGTTACAGGATGATTCTCTACAGATTGTAGAACAAATATTACCATTCTTTCAACCAGGTTTTACTTTAACTATTGATCTAGCAGATCAAATTGGTGAGAAAAGAGATGTTCCAATGGTTCTTGATGATATTTCATTTACTGATGATTATGAAGGTAATTTTGAAACTAGAAGAGCATTGATTTATACTTTGCGATTTACAGCAAAGACCTATATGTTCGGACCTATTGCAGATTCTACAGATGGTCTTATTCGTAAGGTTCAGTTGGATTACTATACCGATACTAATACGAGAACTGCTACTCGTGAGATGAGGTATAGTGTGAAAGCAAAGGCGAAGAAAGATTACAATGAAGATACTGTTATTGACCAATATGATGATCCATTAATTGAACCAGGTGATGATTTTGGATTCACTGAAGAAAGAACATTCTTTGGTGACAATAAGGATTACAGCCCCACTCGTAAAGTAGACATCTAATGAAAACATTCAACGAATTTTCCGAAGGACTAAAACAAGCACGTAAAAATGTTGGTGCTGATAAATGTTGGGATGGTTATAAGGCAAAAGGAACTAAGAAGAAGGACGGTAAGGAAGTTCCTAATTGTGTAAAGGAAGGTAAGAAAAAAGGTCTTTGGGATAATATCCATGCTAAAAGAAAGCGTGGTGAGAAACCAGCAAAACCAGGTGATAAAGATTATCCAAAAACATTAAATGTTGATGAGGGTGCTGCTTGGACAAAAAAATCAGGTAAAAATGAAAAAGGTGGTTTAAATGAAAAAGGAAGAAAATCCTACGAAAGAGAGAATCCAGGCAGTGACCTTAAAGCTCCTTCAAAGAAAGTTGGGAACCCTCGTAGAAAGAGCTTTTGTGCGAGGATGAAAGGTATGAGGAAGAGACAAAAACCTTCCAACAATACTGGAGATGATAGATTATCTAAATCGTTAAGAGCTTGGAACTGTTAATCATGAAAAATAATTATGACGATTTGAATGATACGTTTAACACTGAAATAGAAGTTCAGCAAGTTAATGATAGTGGTAGTATTAAAAAGCATGAAACAGAAATAGTTAATGATGCTGAAAAGGATTACAAGTACGCAAGAGCACAGTTATATTCATTAATAGAGAAGGGACAGGAAACTTTAAATGGAGTTATGGAACTTGCTGGTGAAAGTGCAAGTCCAAGAGCATATGAAGTTGCTGGACAAGTATTAAAATCAACTGCTGATATTACTGATAAGTTGGCAGATCTTCAAAAGAAGATGAAAGATTTGGATGAAGATAAACCAAATGTACCAAATACCGTTACAAATAATGCTGTGTTTGTTGGTAGTACAACTGAATTACAAAAGATGCTGAAGCGAGGTATTCTAAATAATAATAACTCAGAAGACTAACATTAGTTGACAATGAAAAATATTACAGCAAAACAGGAATCTCCCTCTAATTGGAGAGAGGAGATGAATGAAGCAAAGGTTGATGATGTAAAGTACGGTAAGGGTAATAGTGAGAAAAAACAAAAAGATCAATCAAAAGATGTACATCTTTTGCAAAAGAATTCAGGTGTAAGACAGGATAGAAATAAGCGTCGTAGTGCTGCTGATGTTATCTTTCATGGGCATAGTAAAGTTGAACGTGAAAGAAAACAGGAACATTATAAGAATCGTGGTGTAAAAACTAAGGGAAAAAAGGTAAATGAAGATGTTTACTCAACAGTAAAAAAAGTTCTTGATGCAGGAAGTAAGTTTGTAGAAACAAATCCTGTTGGAAAAGCTCTTGGTAATGTAGTAAAACCTTTTAATTCAACTGATGGTGGATCTAATAGAAAGTCTGCTACAAAAAAGTCTCAACAAGAAATAATTGACAAAAATTTAAAAACAGAGGAAGTTGATACTTATAAAAAAGTTATGTATGATGAGAATGGTAAAAAGATAGATCCCAATTCCGATGAATGGTATAAGTTTCCAGTTTATGATAAAAATGGTAAATTGATTAATAAAAAGGATTCTCCAACAGAAGCAGCTAAAACAGTTAATGCAGAGGGAAAGTCCTATGGTATCACTAGGGGTGATGGTATGAGTTTTCCAGAGAGATTGAAAAAAAAGAAGAATGATAAGAAAGCAGATAAGGATTATGATGGAGATGGTAAGGTAGAAAGTAGTAAGGATGAATACTTTGGATCTAAAGACAAAGCCATTAAAAAGGCTATGGGGGAAGAAATTGAAGGTGGTGTAAGTGTAGAAACTTATACTAAAGATACTAAATTTATGGAAATTCAAACACTTGATGTAATTACAGCAGAACCACTTAGATCTGATTGGAGAAGTGATTTAAAAGAATTATATCTTGGTGAAAGATTAGGTGGTAAAGGATATAAAGCAAGAACGGATTCTAGAGGGGTAAAAGTTTCTGGTGATTGGGAAGATTCTGATAGAGGTGAAGGTAACAAGGCAAAGAAAAGAGTAGGTGGTAAAGTAGAGAAAAAATCTCCAACCTATAAAGCATATATCAAAAACAAATGAACTTTGGCATAAATAATCAAATAAAGGACAGAAAAGTATCATGTTAACTAAAGTCTTAGCAGCTGAGGGTAATCTATCCAGTGCTTCCAATGTTAATACAGCGACTGTGGTAAGACTTTACAACGGTCACAGTGCAGCAGTAGTAATTACAAGAAAAGATTCTGGTGGAACAACTATTGGTAGTTTTAGTGCAGTAAATGGACAAGTAATATTTGTAGAGAAAGATCCTACTGATACACTTACTGCTGCATCTAATGGTGGTAGCATATTAGTAGCAAAAGTTGCCTACGGAAATTAAGAATTTCTTTTTATTATGAGTCAGCACGAAATATACTTAGGTAATCCAAACCTAAAGAAGGCGAATACGCCTATAGAATTTTCTGAAGAGAATATTCTTGAGTTTTTAAAGTGTAAAGAAGATCCAATATATTTTACTAGAAATTATATAAAGATTGTTTCTCTTGATGAGGGACTAGTACCTTTTAATATGTACGACTTCCAAGAGAAGTTAATTGATAGATTTCATAAGAATAGATTTAATATTTGTAAGATGCCTCGTCAGACAGGTAAATCTACTACTTGTATATCATATCTTTTACACTATGCAGTTTTCAATGATAATGTCAACATTGCTGTTCTGGCAAACAAAGCGTCCACTGCTAGAGATCTACTTGGCAGATTACAACTTGCATATGAGAATTTGCCTAGATGGATGCAACAAGGTATAGTATCATGGAATAAAGGTTCTCTGGAGTTAGAAAATGGATCTAAAATATCGGCAAACTCTACTTCTTCCTCTGCTGTTCGTGG